TTCCTCCAGAGTCAGTTCCATTTTCTCACCTCACACAATTAGCCGACGGCCAAGCTTGTCCAGAACAACGAGGCCATTTTTATCTTTCACTGGGCCGGAGACTATCTTCTGGGGAACGCCATAATACAAAATAATGCATCCATCCATACCACGGCCACCTATACCGCCTTGTCCCCCGCTTGCACGCGCTCCATTGACACGGACGAATGCACCACAAAGGATATTTCTAGAACTGTTTACATAGGTACGCCCCAAAATAGTCGTTGTTTGCGATGCCGTTGCAGATGCACCACCAGTCGCTCCGGCTCCGCCTCCACCTCCGCCTCCATTCCCTGCTGAACCATAACTTTGTGCATTTTCTCCATTTGCGCCAGTCCCTCCGTCACCGGGTCGCAATGTGCTTACCTCCGCGCGACAAGCAGAAGTAATGGCCGGTGGGTTCAACTCGCCTTTAGAACGGTAACCATTTCCGCCGTTTCCTCCTGAAATATCACCAGAATTTCCCCCTGCACCACCACCACCAACTGGTTGAATGGAATATGACATATTACTTATTTCTGTAAGCGTACAGCCATTAAGTGTAGTCTCTAATTTATCGGAATCACTATCTGAGTTTCCGTTAGCCCCTTTTCCGCCAGTCGCGCTTACAACATCTTCCCCTTGAGAACCAGCGCTACCTCCAGCCCCACCTTTTCCTCCTTCTACTCCAGGTACCGCATACTTATCACCTGTAATTAAATCTGTATACCCAACCGAAAGCACACCTCCACTTTGAGAAGAATTTTCTCCGAAAGTAGTTTCCCCTCCTGTTTCGCCAGCAATGGTACCGGCCAATCCGCAATTGTACGAAAACTTCTTTATTTCTGAAATCTCTATGTCTACCTCATAAACATATCCAGGAACACCCGCAATACCACCATCCCCACCTTCGCCTCTAGATTTGGCTGCTACATTTGCATTAGCTGAATGGCTATAATTTTCCTGCTCTCCCGGCTGCATTTTACCGACAAATACTGTACTCGTTTTATTGTCCGTGTCCGTCATTGACGATATGCTCTCACCACTTGCTCCGTTTCCACCGGGTCCTCCTCCACCGATAAGCACCGCTCGTACATGCGTGGTTCCTTCCGGTGCCACCCACTCGCCAGATCCAGTGAGTAAGACTCGATTTTCAAGTATCTCAGTGTGTTCTATTTTCAAAGGTACATATCCAACAAGCATCTCCGAACTTGATTTTAATGTGTTTGAGATGGTAATGTCTTCTTTTTCAATGCAAGCCGTAACTGGCTCTTTGTTATATGGGTCCCACGTCAACACACGGTTCCCTGTTGATTCCCCTTTATAGACAACTGGTGCTTGGATAGATTGAGCATGCTTATAGTAATTTTTCATCCGGTCTGCGACAGCCGCAGAGTTTGTGAGCGATACCAACGTAGCATTTTCAACCTTCTTTACATTTGGCTCTTTAGCAGAAACGATATTACGTATGATTTGGCTCTTGTTGTGCGTATACTTTGTTCCAGCAAGCTTTCCGGAACCAGAAGATAGTTTCGCGTAATTGGCCCCACTCTCTAAAATAGTAAAGCCAGATGCAGACAAGCCAAACACAGGATCATCAAATGTAACAATTTTCCCTTCTTCTACGGGCCCTTCAAAAAGTGTGGATGACTCACCAGATTTTATATATTGGTGTTCTGTAACAATTACTTGGGTTACTTTGGCCGCGTTAGTGACGCTCGGGCCCTGATACATTCGGTCTAAACCAAGGTTCCCGCTAATTCCATCCCAAAGGGCCGCAATCCGAAGAACTCCATTTAGATCAGTTCGAATAGTTGCGCCAATTGCAAATAGAACCTGTGACAAGTTATCCCTTGCCGTAGCGATAGGTAACCAACCATACAATTTTATGTCTGCTAAATTTGTTTTTATCTCGTATGGTATTGTGCCGCATATGGAAGCAAGAAGTTCGGATGCAGTCTCTCCAGAGTAGATTCCTCCATAATGCTGATTTTCAGATAAAAGCCCAATTGCGCTTGTTGCAGATATCTTATATGTATTAGGGCCATTCCGGTCAATGGATTTCACATAAAACACACCGGTCTGAACGTCATCATAAAAATAAACAATTGGAGCGTTTCTTTCAAACTCTGTAATTGTTCTGTCCTCAGTCTCAATTACGACTGATAAGGTATTGGCTTCCAGAGAGGAAGATAGAAGAGATGTTGCAATATGAAGATTTCCGCTTTTAATTTTGTTGCCCTCAAAAACTCTGTCGCCATACACAATTTTGTTTTTGTTTGCCATCGCCTATCCTCACTTTTTACGGCTTGACCTGTGCGTCTATCGGAACAAAGCTTACCTCTATTTCTCCCCAATAATTTACGCTACCTTCTACCTTCTCCATGTCTTGAGATGCGCTAGTATAATACGCCTCGTAGGAGATGGTTGTCTGTCCGTCCGCAGCCTCCAACATAACGCTATCATCGACTGAGTGTTGGTACAGATAGTCCCAAAAGGTATCCAGCCCTTCGTAATTGTCTCCTCTGCGAAACACTGTAATCTTATGTCCAAGATAGGTTCCAATAACATCACGTATCATTCGACCGGAAAGCACTCGGCCAGCATTATCTCCATCTAGTACATTGAAACTTCGATTATAAGTCGAAATTGCAACATCTGCGTCAAACTCAATGCCGTTCAATTTGATATAGCTCATTTAACCCTCCACCAAATTTACGCCGATACGCTGAACTTCGCTCTGAGTTGCTTGATAAGATACGCGACCAAGCACCTGCTTGTCGATTTCCAAGATAACTGTATTGGAGCCGCCGCCACCATATCGCTGCATCCCACGGGCAACAGCGGCTTCAATCTCAGATGTTGGAGCCTCTATATTTGTCCCGCTCTTTTGATCTCCCAGTACGGCGAGGAACTCTTTGTTAGGCGGTATGACCGCGCCTTTTGCAAGGGCAGGAACGTCATCAATTGAAAGCCTTGGTACTGACATTCGGCCTGAGCCGGATCTGGCTGAAAAGGAACCGCTACTTGTTTTTCCGCTACTGTTTAATGCTTTGAGCGCAACGCCACCGCCTAAAAGGGCTATTCCAGCCAGCAAGAAAAACGGATTAAGCGTCATTGCTCCGATTGCCACTAATGCAATACCAGCGAGCAGGAGCGCCGTAGATACCCACTGAGATACCTGATCAAGCTGCAACACTTCAACCCAACTTTTCATTTCAGTGCTATTGGATGCAGCTAATGCCGTACCAGCAATAAACAACCCAATTCCAGCAACTAGCAAGGCAATGCCGATCCCCTGCATACCTGGAACCAGAATCAAAACGAGGCCAATTATTGCAATGTACGGCGATATCTCTACCATTGCCGCGGACAGTGCAGAAACGATAGTATCAATTAGCGATTCGCCGCCATCCATATCCATTTTCCCAAACGCAAATATAGCAATACCAAGAACGATTAATCCTATACCAAGCAGGATCTGCCCAGCAACAAGAAGGACTATGCCAATAATTGCAACCCATGGCCCAATAGCCTCTGCCGCTCTTTGCAATGCCGGAACAATTGTGTCTATTAATGCAGACCACTGTATGGTGTAATTGTTTCCTACCATCCAGAGCGCAATGCCGATTACAATGAGCGCAAGACCTTTAAGGATGCTTCCCGTCACGAGCAATACTACGCCGATTATAGCAATCAGAGGCCCGATAACCGCCGCCGCTTCTTGCAATCTTGTTAAAATATTTTGGATAAAGTCTCCTTCGTCGCCAGCGGCTTTACCAACGGCCCAAATCGCCGCACCTGCAATAATGAAGGAAATACCCATTAAGATATTCCCCATGATTACAAGGAGAACACCAAGAACCGCGATCAGGGGGCCAACTACTACAGCCGCCTCCGAAAGTCTTGTTTTTATGTTTTCAACAAAATCCCCCTCATCGCCTGCGGCTTTACCGACGGCCCAAAGGGCTGCTCCAGCGATAATAAACGCCACACCAAGTAGGATGTGTCCAGTGATGACAAGAAAAACACCTAAAACGGCAATCAGGGGACCAATGACTGCGGCCGCCTCCGAAAGTCTTGTTAAAATATTTTGGATAAAGTCTCCTTCGTCGCCAGATGCCGCCCCCGTAGCCCAAATTGCTGCGCCCATAATGATTAACGAAATGCCAATGAGAATATGTCCCGTAACAACCAAAAGAACGCCAATCACGGCAACCAGAGGCCCGATAATAGAAAGGGCCTCACCAAGCCCTCCTTGTAATAACGCCTTTATAGCTTCTGGATTCGATGTAACAGCATCCACAATAGCAAGCGCACCAGCTACCATCAAGGCGAGTCCGACCGGGATACTTGCTCCTGTAAATACAAGAATTGCACCAATTGCAAGGAGTGCAGCACCAGTAAGTAGCTCAAGGATGGCCGAAAGGGCATCCTGAATACTGGTTTTTACAATAGAGAAATCTGGCTCGATTGATTGGTCCTGTTGTGCCTGATTTTCGCTTTTATTGCTGCTCCCTGAAAGCTGGTTGATTTCATCAAAAGAGGCGAGCGACTTCCCAGCTTCCTCCGCAGCCTCACCCGTTTTTTCAAGTGCTTCTGTTTCCTCATACAGATTTTCAGCGGAGTCCGCAGCTTTCTCTGCTGTTGTACCAAAAAGCGCAGCAGTAATCCGGGCGGCCATTGAAATTATACGGGCCAACATATCGACAAAACTTGTAAATGCTGGTATAATGACCTCAATCATCGGCTGAGCGAGTGTCAGGAGAGCCCCTTTTAGACGTGCAATAGATGCTCTAGCCTCGTCATTTGTTTTGATGACTTTCCCCATCCATTCACGGAACTTCGCAAGACCTTGTGTAATGACCGTGAATACAAGCGCACTTCTGATAACTTCACGCATGCGAGAGGAAAATTTGCTTGCGCTCTTTTGCGCTCTATCTACTGATTTTGCCATTTTGGCGGCGGCAGGGCCGGACTTTGCCATGTTCTGCTGGAGCCCTCCGGCTTCCTCTTTTGCCAGGTTCAACTTTCCTTCTAAGCCAGAAATTTTGGAATCATAATCTGAAAGCGCTTTTTCAGCCTGCCTCCACTCTTTCTCAATTGCGTCAACCTTTTCTTGTTGCTTTTTCAATTTGGAATCGACCATAGGCCTGTCAGAATAGGCACGCATATAGTCATCAGCGGACGAACCAGGTTTCATGGCGGCATTGATAGCATTCTGTTCGTCCTGGAGCATGGATAACTGCTTCCTGGCCTCCTCCAACTCCGCATTTACAACGTTGAGGTTTTCTACTAAAGGAAACCTCCCCTGCTTTTTGGACGTAAGTTGATCTTCGAGCGATTGGATTTTCTTAGCAAGCTGATTCAGCTCTTTTTGTGCTTTCTTATTGTCAATATTGGTTTCAATGACGATGGAGCCGTCAGCGGCCACATTAAACACCACCTTGATAGGAGAGATTTACATTGGAAGGGTACAAGGAAATCATTATTACAAGAGAAAAATCGCCGTGGGGATGCGCTGTCGACTTCACGGTGCTTTTGGATGATAAAGTGGTTGGTATTTTAAGAAACGGCGCAACCGTTTCTGCATACGCTCAAGATGGACCACATACGCTTTCGTTCCAAAAGGGACGTAAAATCGACTGCTCAATTTCAATCCTCGTATCGCCGGATGACACTGCAAAAGTTGTAAACACAGCAATATCTGGATCACACCTCGTAGTTGAGAGTGAATCCGCAACAAACACACCAGAAACCGCTGTTTTCGATAGCGAGAACGCCCCGGGAAAAAGAAGCAGAAAAATTAAGGGAAATGTTGCCTTTGCAGCTGTGATTGTCGTTGCTATTATTGCCGCTGTATCTCTTACTTTTGGGGGCCGCTCTGATAGTCCGTCAAACGATGGCTATAGTCCAAGCCAATCAACTACTACGACCACGCAGCCATCCGATAATTTAGCGCAGAACATCCAGCCGGAGGAAATTACCATCTCCGCCAACAGCTTGTGGGCGGCATATAAGGAGAATGCAGTGAATGCCGATGCGCTGTATAAGGATAAAATCTTGGTTGTGACTGGCACAATTCAAAACATCGGGCAGGATGTTTTAACAAAAGCACCTTGCATTTCGCTCGAAACAAATGACGGTTATGGCCTTTATCCCATACAATGCTTCTTCCCGAAGGATGGAGACCAAACGGATTTGATTGCACAGCTAAAGGATGGAGACTACATCACTATCGCTGGTGAGTGCGATGGAATCCCTCTTGCTCAAGTTCAGTTGACAAAATGCACGATACGATAATCATAGCCGCCCCTCCGGGGGCGGTTTCATTTTGCGCCCGTCCAGAGGTTGACGAGGTCATTCTCCGCCTCGCTGTATGTCTGCTTGATGTCGATAATGTCACGGTTCTTTCGGTAGAACTCCCTGTCAGACTTGTCCAGCGGCTTGCCCTTTGCCTTCTTGTCGCGGATGCGGACGATCTGGGCAAAGAGGCAGTCCCCTATTTCCGCATAGGCCGCGAGGATAGTCCACCAGTGGATGCCGCCCGTGTTGGTTTCGATGTCGTAGTCCACAGCGCGGGCTTCATAGCCCAGCACACGGTTGATAGGGGCAATGATGCGGGGGAAGTCCATAGGCCAGTCCACAAGGTGGGGGCCTTTCTGCTCCCGTGGCTCCTCGCCGCCGTTGATGAATCGAAAAACCTCTTTCATGGCCGCGTCATAGTCGGTCAGCTCGTCAAAATCCACATAGAAGATTTGGAGCACGTCAAGGGCCCGGTCTTCCTCGCTGGAATCGGGGTCGTTCATGGCCTCGAAAATGTCGAGGATAACCCGATAATCATAGCGGATAGCAAACTCCTGCCCGTCTATATCCACGCTTTTTGGAAGTCCATAGCTCATGACGTGCTCCTTTGGTTACTTCTTCTGATACTTCTGGTATTTCGCTGTGTACTTGCTGATGCGCGGGTTAGTAAGCTTCTGCTCTCTGGTGAAAGTGGTATCAATCTCATCCATGACCGCCATCATCAAGTTGCACCAGACAGGGAGGCCGTTGGCAATGGCATAGACATTCATGCCGCCGAAGACAGACTCGCTCACAGGGGCCTCGAACACGCCGTCAATAATGCCGCGCATTTCAGCGTCCCGCTCTTTGGCAAACTCGAAGATTTCCTTCTTGTCCACCATCTTCTCGATCTGTGCTTTGTAGCTCTCCTGCTTCTTGTCCAGATCCTCAAAAGCGGAGTACAGCCGCTCAACGAAGTTGCTGTCAGTGGGGTTGAACGACACCTCGCACTTGCCATTCAAAGAATATGTAACAAGGCCGGAGTCAAAATTCAGTTCCTTCATAAGTTAAACCTCCACGGTTCCCGGTGTGAATTTCACAGTTCCACCACTAATCGATGCTGTACCAACAGTTCTAGTGCCGCCATATGTAACATCAATTGGCATCCCAATTGTGCCACCGCCTTCACCACCGAGCCCGGACGGCAAAATAGAGCATGAGGAGTATCTTTCAGCAAATACCGCTGTTCCGGCCGTCCCCGCATACAGATGGACAATAAGCATATCTTGATTCATCAAAGCGTTCACGTTCTGATCTTTGATAGCAAGGTTCCAGATTTTTTCCTGTGCTGCGTCATCTGCATCCAACTCACATGGGTCAAAGGTTTGTGTAATGGTTGGTTTCTTCCCGTTGGTATAGGTATTTCCAAAAATATCAACTTTGGTTTCTGTTTGCCAGTCGTATTCGGCTGAACTGTCCTCTACACGCTTACCGATGGGAGACCACGTAGGCGTAGAGCTCTCTCCAGTGTTTAGGTAAGCAATTAACATTTCACGGCCTACGGTCTGGCCCGGCGTAGTATTAAAAGTCAAATCAGACTCAGGCATTGTTTTTCTCCTTTCAAACGCCAACTTCATATGTCAGTTTCATCAAAATCTGGTAATCTTCATAGCCACCCTCATAAGCGGCAAATTTGGAGGATTGTGTGGTGGGCTCCACTCGGAGCGCCCGAATCTCGTCTCCCAAATCAGGAAGATTTTTTCTTGCCCAGTCACCGAAGTGGTTCAGTAGCTCGTCAGCCTCCAGGCGCTTGTCGTTGCTCTCACCAGGCTTTATGCGATAGATCAGTTTGAATTGGTACTCCGCTTGGTATCCACCCAGGATGAAGCGCTTTGTTATATAGGTGCCCTGGATGGTGGAGAGAGCCATAGCTGTTTCGTCGCCTGTTTTTTTGTCAATGTTTAAAAACTCGTACCGGATCAACGATACCGGGCTTTCCGGGAAAGTATTGACCCAAATAGACATAGAACGAGAGATTTTATCTACTTCCTCGGCTGCCACCAACATGCGAGGCTTTTCATTATTAGAGTTCACACTTCACCGCCTTATCCGCCACACGGACCCACTTTTCAAGGTTTTCGGCCTTGCTGGCTTCGAACCAATGGGATTGTGCCTGCGCATGTGATGCTGTATTAAATACAAGGTTTTTGTCAGTCAAGACCTTTGTTGTGCCCTTTGATGCATAACTGCTACCTGTAGCCGGGTCTACCATTAGTTTTCCAAAATATAAGTAGCGTGCATATGGGCCTGGGTAAATCACTTCTGAACCATCTACCCGCGTCCGTTTGTCCAATGATCCGGTAAGCATCGGAACATATGGTGATGTGTCCTTCCGCACCTGGAGTGCCACAGTATGCTCCGCTTTGGTGCACTCCTCATCCAACTTGTCCCTGATTGCCTCCAGCCCTTCGGCGCGGAAACTGAATTTCAGCATTAAACCCCACCAACTTCCCAGTGAGCCATTTCACCGCCGAAGTCCTTTTCATCGACTTTAGTAATATCGTACACACCGTCGTAGTCGGCCTCTATGGTCTGTACCGTCCATTCCGGGTGTATAGCCTCACCCTTGATGAAAAAACTATCACGGGCCACAGAGAGCGTCCATAGGTCGCTTTTATCATCTGCTTTCCAGAACTCGACTGGCCCGACATACCTTCTTTGGATGCCTGTCACACCGTCCAACGCCTCAACCGAAAATGGAATGTACAGGTTGACTGCATCCGCGCTTTCCAGCCCGCTCTTGGTTACATTGGAACCCTTAGAGGCATCCAGAAGGACTCCCCGTAGGACAGTGATGTGGTTCACTGTGGTCTCCTCAAAGGTGGAATGGTCCGTCTCAACGTAGGTGTTATAGACCGTCACAACATGGGGGAACATGTCCATAGCCGCACCCCCTTCCACGGTATAGAAGGCCCGTACCGACCAAATACTGCGCTGCAACAGATGCAAGATGTGTTTGTGCCGACTGCGCCGCTGTCGCGGCCTGCTGGGCACTTTCACCGCCGCTTCGGTAGGTCTTGGACCAGCTACCCACACTCTGGCTTTGCAACTCTCCAGTCTCTCCAGCATTTGCGGAGTTTTTAAGGGCATTCAGGGCCGCTTGCTGGGCAAGGTCGATGCTCTGGTACTGTTCTGCCACGGCGCAGCAAGCCATCTTTACTGCGTCCAGCTCTTTGTTTTGAGCCGCACGGCCCTGCGTGTAGTAGTCCAGAAAGGAACTTGCACGCAGGGACAGACGAGGGAAGTCAGCCATTTGGATAGCCGTGCCTAGATACGCAGCAGTGTAATACTCATAATCTGCGTAAGCCATCAGGCCGCCCCCTTACTTCTTCGCACGGGCTTTCGTCTTAGCCTGCGGCTCAAACGTCGCCCCAGTGAAACTAAATTTCACTACGCTGGAATCATCAACAAGCACCTCGAAGGTATCATCCTTGGTCACCCGGAAGACAATGTCCGCGTCAAACAGGATGTCTTCCTTTGTAGGAGAGCCATTTTTCTTGAAGGTCATCTTTGTCCCGGTCTTTGTCAGGTGAACTGGGAAATAATACCCGCTCTGCTCGTCCGGGGCGTCGCTGAACTCGGTGTAGTTGGTCACATAATGAAATGTGCCCGTTACAGCGCCACTCTCATAAACCTTCAGGTCATCACCCACAAGCTCGGAAACCTGTTTCCCCAATAGGGCCTGACCGCTGGGGAATAGCGTTAAAGTGTCAGACCCTATTAACCCCCCGCCGGTGCGTAAACAGCAAAAGGGAAGGCGTTCTCATTGCCGACGTTGAAGGCGTTGATGGGGTTGGGAATCTCCCAGCCCAGCCGCATGACGGCGCGGAGGGCCACCATGTCGTTCTGCATCAGGTTATAAAGGATATTGCCAGTGGTGGGATCTTGCACCACGCCGCTATCGAAAATCTTAAAGGTCATGTCCTGTCGGATGGCATAGACCAACTGGCTCCAGTCACCCACGATAGCCAAAGATTCCTCCGGGTCGTAAGCGCCGTTCACGGGGAAGTACATGCTCATGCCGTCCAGCGCGTAGCGGGTATCTCCCTGCATATCGGTCTTGAAAATGGGCTGGCCGTTCTTGTCCACAAGGCCGCGCAGCTTGGCGCGCATCTGAATGGCAGCCATCACGCCGTTGGGGATATAACCGCTCTCCTCCACCTTGGCAATCACGCCACCCTCACCCATGATGTCCTTGAAAATATCGCTGGTAGCGGTCACAACAGCGCTCGCGGTAGTGGCCGAAGGGACAAGGCCATCACGCCAAGAAGTCGGCTTGTCCGTGCCGTACAGAATAGCGGCGTCGATGACCTTTCCGAATGCCTCCTGAAGACGGGGCCGCACCTCGCCCCAGATATCGTAATCGCTATCATCCAACACCGCTTCAGGAATGGGGACGATGACGGCGATTTCCTCGGCGTAGATTTTCTTCTTGTCCCACGCCATGTTGGTGGTCTTTTTGAGGGATGCCTTAGAGTCGGCTGCTCCGGTAGTAGCTTCACCGTTTACAAAATAGGCGGTAGGCAGTGCATCCAGCACATTGAGGGTCTGCGTCTTACTGGTCATGTTGGGCAGTCGGCGGGCCATCCGCAGCACAGCGGACTCTGTTACGGCCCCCTGGATAATTTCACGGGTTACGGGCTCAGGGATAAGCCCAGAAAGTTTGCTTCTATCGATAATGTCAACTGCCATTTATGTTCTCCTTTCATTTCAGTGCGCCCCGGATCAGGGCGTTCATTACATCGTTTTCTCCTGTTTTTGTCTTCCCTCCGCCCACTGGAGCAGTCCAGTCAAAAGAAGTCTTCTTGCGGTCGGCGGTAAGCGCGTCCACGGCCTGCTCAAAGGTGGTCTTGTCGTCCACCATCTTCCCTGCCTTGAAAGCGATGAACTCCGCCTCCTCGCCGGTCAAGCCCTTTTTCAGGACATACAACTCACGCTTCAACTGGTCTCTCTCCGCTTCTGCGGTTGTCAGCTTTCCGGAGAGAGTATCCCTCTCGCCAGTCAGCTTGTCCCAGCGTTCTTTCTCTCCGGCCTGCCCGTCCTTCCAGGTGCGGTAGGCGGTCAGCTCTTCTTCGCTGGGCATACCCTTCATGGCTTTCGCAAGCCGCTTGCCGATCATGGCATCCACTTCCTCCTGCGTGAAGGTCTTCGCAGGGGCGGGCTCCGGCGCAGGGGCCTGGGTAGGATTATTGATAGGTTCGCTCATAGTAGTTACCTCCGTTTATTGTCAGGGCCGTCGCCCTGCGGTTTTACGCCTCTCGGCAAAACAAAAAGAGCCATCAACCACCGAGGAATCCTCGGAAACTGATGGCTCTTGGCTCACAGGCTCTTGGCTCTATGCGATATTTACTTCCATGTCGTGCTTACATGCCTTGCATCGAAACGGCATGTGCTCTACTTTGGTATCCGGTCGAACCGGGAAAAGAGCTTTCCCGCAGTACGGGCAGCAATACCATGTTTTCCCGTTAATTTCTTTTATCACGCGCTGCCCTCCACAACATACCACTTGCACTTCTCGCAGACTTCATTTGCTTTATCTACGTCAAACGGCTCTATTGCAAGCTCCATGTCCATCTCGTCCTCCCGAACTTCTTGGACCTCATAGCACTCTCCATATAGGATTTCTCGCCCAAAAAGAGGGCAAACGCATTTATCATTGTGATTTTTCGCCATATCATTTCCCCTCCAAATAGTCCCGATACTTCTTTCTCAGCTTTTCCGGGACCGCTGTTACAATCTTCCCGTCAACGCTTAAAACTACATAACCGCTATCTGCCAAGAATTTCAATGTATTCCGGTCAGTCTGATACAAAACTAACCTGCTGTTATTTATGATACTCTGCGACGCTTCAATCGTCAATGCAGATCTATCCGGTTTCATCGTAAGGTTATTTGCAAAGTGGTCTGTCACGCCGCTAATCTGCGGCGGGTCAAGCTGCACCTGATATTGTCTGGAAGAGAATTTACCGACAATTTTTATATTCCCTTGATATGATTCCAGCCCGGAAAATTGTTTTATGCTGGTTAGCTCTTCCGGATATTGAACCTGCATTCTTTCTCTTTGTAACGGTAGCCCCGCCGCCTCGCTGAACGCCTTGTATTCTGCATTTAACCGACGTATGCGGGCTGTTACCGATTGGGCGTCCTCTTTCAACCCTGCGGCCTTGTATGCCGCCTGTTCCCGCTTCAGCCTGCGGACGGTCCGCTCAATTTGCCTCTGCTTCTGGGTAGCCTCATAGGCTGTATAGTGCTTACCCTCAAAGTCCACGTCGTGGCCGTCGTCAATGTGGACCAGCTGTTCGTCTGTGTATGTGCGCTCCATCACACCATCCACAAAGGCCGTCCTAATATGGCGGCAGTTTGCTCCTTCCAAGCCGTCCACATAGCCCAGGCCACACACCTCGTAGATGTTCGGATACTTGTCACCGGCTCTGACAGAGTACACACGGCCTTGCCATGCCTTGTGATTCTGCCATCCAACGCCCTTGTCCCGGGCTCCGATGTGAGCTGATATCTCAAAGTATGGTGTCTCCAGATATTCCGCGCTCTGCTCCGTGTACTTGGCACAGATCTGGGATACGCCTGTCATCACTGCACGGCGGGCAGCCACGTCGATATGGTCACGGTGGCCGCTCTCATAGTCCACCATGCGGAGTCCGCTGTCTGCAAGCTGCTTGACGGCGCTCTTGATAGCCTGATTATAGGATATAGCCCCGCTCATGATCTGCATCTCCGCGCTGTCCAGCGCCCACTGGTAAGCCCTTGCATAGGGCAGCATGGTTCGCCCGTTGTCCAACAGAAAGCCCATGGAGCGGGTCAGGTTTCCAACTTCCCGCTGTGCTTGGGAGAGTATGGCGTTAATATCGGCAGAACTCACCATCGTCTCCGGCTGTGTCACGCCCGCTAAGTCAATGAGGTCGGTATAATACCGCTGGTTGCGCTCTACCACCTCGTCCAGCAGCTTGTCCAGTTCTTTCCGGGAGATGTTGGCGGTTCGCTGGATAGCTTTCTCAATCTCGCTCAGGTCGATGCCATGGGAGCGCAGCACCCGGATGCCCTGCACCGTGACCTCGTTCAGCTCGCCGGATAATTTCAGGCGAGAACATATTTCCTCCAGGAGCGTCGCTTCCAGACTGCGGTATAGCTCGGCCAATTCTTCTGGAAGAGAGTCCAGAACTTCGGGAGAGAATGGGTATTTCATTCAATCTCGTTCTCCCCTTCCGTTGTCATGTCCTCCATCTTTGGCAGCATTTTCTTAGCCGTAGCCTCGTCCTCGTTGTACCACTTCATGCGGTACTCCCACGGGTTCATAATGCCCGCCGCAAGGTCCTGACGGTCATTATTCCGCTCGGTGGTCTTGTCCTCGATGATAGAGTCATCAAAGTCAATGGTAACTTTAGCATCTTCATTCAGCCCGGCGCCCATGGCTGCATTCCCAAGCCGAAGAATAATATGGCACAACTCTGTAATGGCCTGTTCCAAAATGATTTCATGCTTTTTGATGGTCCTAAACATGGTGGAGTTTTCGCTGATGACCTGGGTAGCTGTGGTAATGCTCCCCTGGTCGAAGCGGTAATGGTTTTCTCCAAAGCCACACTTGCTGGACAGTAGATTCAGTTGGTCTTGGATGCCCGTGTTGTGCTCCTGGGTACGGAGTGTCATGTCGATGGGCGTGATGACCGCACCGTCACTTACATCCTCCGGGAGTACATAGTAAGCCAAGTCGTCCGGGTCAAAAAATGGCTCTCCGTCGAGGTCTTTGGTTGCAGACGGCTTGACCATGATGCGCTTTTTTCCAAGGACGAACTCATTGACGTAGCTATCATAGGCCACATCTACGCCTTTGAGAACATCGATGGCGTTTGCATAGACAGAAACCCCCAGCGGAGAATCGTCAAAATTGTTGGCAATATTAGGCCTGTCAATAACAAACTGCCTCTGATCTGATCCGGTATGTACCACAGGAGGGACTGCCTCAAACCCTGGAATGTCGGCCAAAGACAGTTCTGCATCCACATTGTTATTACGGTAATGATAGATGCGGTTCTCGATGTCGTATAAGCCGTCTACCTTGTGATGAATCTGGAGATAACAATAATCCTCACCGTTGACGGTCACGATGCTATCAAATGCGCAATCGGTAATAATACCGTTCTGCCATGCCAGCGGCCAGATATGCTCCACGGTCACATAATCCATTACAATGCCGCTTGCGCTTCCAGGAATGGGGCCAAACTCCGTCGCTTCCATGCCTACTACTCGCGGTATAAAGGCCACTGTCCCGAGTGCAAACGCTTTTTCCTGCATCTCATTTACCTGGACCAGAAAGTTGTTTTCGGCGAACACGAGGTCAATAAATTCCTGCTCCCGCTGCCCCTCCAGAGTGATTTCCACCTTTTCATTCATCAGGAGGTTTGCCCAATCCTCTGGGATCTTCTTGCCCATGTTGAGAGTATACCGCTTGCATCGAACCATGCTCGTTCCGTTTCGAACCTTGTACCGATGGAAGCCCTTCACATCTCCAATATACCAGCTTTTCCATTCCTGCACTTTGCTGTAAAAGTCTTCGCTGATGGTGGCAAAGCCCAGCTCTTTCAGCTTATCATTTATGTTCAAGCAGTTACCCCCATTCTTCTGAATACACGCTCAAGTGCATACCTTGTAGCGTCAATAAGGTGGTTATTCTCGTCAGGATACCCGCTGATGATCTCCCCATCCTTATTTCGCTCATACTCATAATTCACAAACTCGCTATAAGCGTTTGGAGTCCTTCTGCGGTCAATGACAATCTTCCGCTTCTGGAGCCACTTCATACCATACTCCACGCTTCCAGGCCCCTTAATTGCCTCTTTGGCCGGAAGGCCCATCGCCCGATAGTCTGCTGATGATTTAGGCTCTGCGCTGTCACAGGTAATGTAAGCATCCTTGTATCCTTTGGAAAGAATCAACTTTGCGCTCGCCTCGTTGGTCAGCTTATTTTGGTATATCTCGTCCATTAGGTATATTGTCTCCCTGGCTCGGTCATAGTGGAGGCGGATAAAGGCAAATGGATCAGGGAACCAGCCCCAGTCCACACCTTGATAGATACGGTCAAAGGAAGCGAACTCTTCGTCCGTGATTCCCCTCAACTCCAGATTCTCAAATACGTTGCCGCCGGTGCCGACCGCTTCGCCCAAGTATTCATGGCGGTATGCCCGCTCATCCGTGGATTTCAGATGTTCGGCCTCTGCCAGAAACTGCGCCCCAAGCCATTCAGGCGGGGCCTCCAAGTATGTGCTCTTATGGCACAGCCTGTCCGCTCTTTCTTCCAAGCTGTCTTTGTTGGCCCAGTTGTCCCGGCTGATGGGTGGATTGTAGCTCTCAAAGTTCCAGAACTTCGACCCGCCGCGCATGGTAGATTGTAAAATGGTTCTAATCTCCGCCCGACCGGAAAACTGATCTTTTTCTTCAAAGTGTGTTACAGCGATATATCCGAACGGAACCTTGATGGACTTTATTTTCATGGGGTCATCAGCGCCCCGGAACATGATTTTCTGCCCAGTCGGCTTATAAATCAGCTCCATAGGCTGAACCTTAGCGTCCCAGTATGCCGCCATACCCAATTCTCCGATTGCCCATAGATATTGTGCATATACGCTGTCCCGGATGGTGTTCGCCACTTTGCGAAGTACCAAGGCGTGGGTGTTTGAATTGGTCAGCAAGATAAGCGGCACCAGCAGGGAGACGCAGGAAGATTTAAGCGAGCCTCGGCCACCAGACAAATCATAGTGTGTGTGTCCGTGTTGGAATACGTCACGAGCCAGTAGGTGGAATGCAGGTCCAAGGACGGACGATAAACGAATCTCAGACATCTATGACCACCTTAACCTCCGTATCTCCATCGCCGTTCGCCTTTCCATCGAACGCTCCCACATGCTTTCCCAGTAATTCAAGCGCTTTTATCTTGCTGGAATACTTCAGATCGCTGTCATTCGCATCCGAGGCCGGTTTATCTGTGATTTCCTTCAGCTTGGCAAGCACATTGTCCTGTGTAATCTCTGTCCGTTCACTTCTGGCTCTCTTTGCTTCCTGAATTGCGGAAGAAACGTTATTTTTCGTAATTAGCTGCCGCCCAATTTCAGGGTTTTTATACCCTGCCCGAAGAGCAGCCTGTGCGGCATTCAAATCCACAAGGTACTCCTGCACAAATCTTTCCTGCTTTGGCGTTAATGCCACACTCACCACCTCTCGCCTAAGTAGAGTCTACAAATGCCCCCCACCGCCACCGATAGAGCGCGCCCTCTCTTTTTCTTTCTTTTCTGGGGGATTATAGGGGGTAATAGATAGGGGGTTATAGGGGGGAAGGAAGAGGGGGAAAAAGGGGGCGGTTTTCTTTCTTTTTCTCTCTCCCGGTTTGCTAGCATTTGCTAGACTTTGCTACATCGCCGCCTACTGTCGAGCTCTGGCTCGGATACGGCCAGCCGTCACAGCCTGTTAAGCGATACACCCGTGTGGGTTGTCAACCAAGAAACATGTTGATAAAAAACTGCTGTCCTTTCCCCGTCACCTTCGGAGTCTTGTTTACTGTAACGTGCCCATCTGCATGTGTAATGCTGGTTTCCTTGATTTCAAACAGGCCCAATTCCATCGAGCGCTGTGTGGGCATGTTGTAATCCGTGCCCTCTCTGCGGATCAGATATCCGTTGTTCCGCATCCAGTCAAAGAGACGGTTCTGCCCAGTGTCCACCCCATTCTGCTTGAGGAGCTTTGCCAGCTCTCCAACCAGTATGGATGTATTGGAGGCAGCCACGGAGTCCGCAAACAGCACCTTTGGCCGGTTGGCCTCTCTCTCCGCCTCCAAAACTTTTCGCTTCTCCCGCTCCTCCTTTAGAGCAGAAAACGCCTGGATTGCGAGGTCAGGATTTTCGATCAGCTGGTCAACCGCGTATAGGCCATGTCTGCGGATGCTTGGCAGCACCTCCGCCGTGACCCACCGGCGGAACTTCTTCGCCCCCGGTAGTTTACTGGACAGCACCAGGGCATATAGGCCAGACTCATTGATGATAGTCATATTTCTGGACTGGCTGCCGTCGTGAATCCCGACGGCAGCTTTATCTTCGTCATCAACGTGTCGATCGAGCGCATCCCGTGGGTTGCTGTACCCCAGCGCCTGGGCCACGTCCTTGCCCACCAGCCAGGGCTCTCCGCCTACTTCAACCGTCCGGATCGCCCCAAATTCAGGGTTTTCAAAGAGCTTCATTTCGTTCATGTGAGAGGTCTCCTTTCGATTTGATTGGAGAGGCGGCGGGGGAATATCCCGCCATGCGTTTCCTCTCATTGGTGTCACCCCCGTCTCCTGCAACTGCGGGGCGGCAAATATTTTTCAAAATATGTATTGACAATATCATATTTTATGATATAATTAAGTCATAAAAAGTAAAAGGAACAATATAGGAGGTAAAGTCATGAAACACTATGAATATTGCGTTTGCAAAGACGGCTGGATGATGGGTGCTTATATGGACGACAAGAAGGGAGCCGAGGATTGTGCCGCTCGTTATGCCTCCCAGTATCCTGACAGCAAGGTTGAGATTAAGGTCAATGTCTATGACGAGATGGAATACCGTTATTTCAAGGAGGTTGGTTGCTAATGACAAACAGAGAGGCATACGTGTTTGGCTGGGTGTTCGGCCGGCTCAACGCGGCGGCATATCCGCAGGAGATCGGAGGGGATCTCACCCTTGCCGCTCAGCGCCCGTATACAGCACTCGCCAGAGTCATTTCTGATGCTCACAGGCTTGGCCTCCTAAAGAGGGATCTCGACCGGCAGGTTGCTGAGGCGCTTTGCGAGATCACCAGCATTGACCCGCCCGTGGAGGGAGGGTCTGAAAAGTTCCAGCCCCTTGAAATGCAGGGGGCTTGGCAGTTAGGCTATTTTGCCGGTAAAGGCAAGCGCCCCCTTGCGTCTGTCGAGTTTGATATTTCCGCCGCCAGAAAGGCCAAAGGCTTGACTCAAGCCCAGCTTGCGGATGCGATGGACGTTAACCAGGCCGTGATATCCCGCTGGGAGAGCGGCAAGGTCAGCCCCAATGCCGGGAATTTGGACAAACTGAAAGAAATTCTGAGCTAATCCTGCCGCCCCTCCGGGGGCGGCTTTTTTGCCCTCTCCAGCTCGTGCGCTTTTGGGGGCATAGATACCCCTTGCGGGGTATGTTGCGGGTTTGGTCAGGCTTGCCGCGGGCCTGTATGTAATCCGCTGTGCGGTATCACATCACAATTACTATACGAATCTTCGTCAGCCGTCCTGTTACAATCCGGCCTTGTCCTAAGACAGCCGGAACCACACCTACATCCGTCAGCCTCACAGGGGTAGGCCAGTTTCATCGTATAGCAATCACGGTACATCTCAACCCCTCCGCTGGTGTCGTCAGTAGGAACCGTTCATCTTTATATAGCCGGGGTCAGCCAATTAAATATTCTTCGCCCTGCCGCTTTCGCACAGCGCACAAGGAAGGCCCGTCTGCTTTTAACCTGTGGTGCCATACATCTGGTGCCACCGCCCGCCTCGTGCGGCGAGGAGCGGCGTATGTGCGCCGTCCCGCTTAGATTGCCACACCAGTACTAATGCCGGTAGTTTTCAGCGGGATAGCGCTCGGTGGGAGTCATGGCACCGCCACCGCTTCCGCCACCATGAGCAGGCGGGCGTCATGTCCCTTCACCGGGGCCGTCAGACGCTCTAGGCTACCCGGTATAGTGTCTTTCCACCGTCATTTGCCGCCCGAGGGGTGCGACCCCTCATGCCCCGAATAGTGGGGTGGTGTTCGACCGGCGGCATATTGCACACAGAGGGGGTGGCGGCAGATGCACCGACGCCACCCACTCTGCGTGAAGGAGGAAAAGGGGGCGGAAAGAAAGTGGGAGCGCGAAGGCATACGCCCCCACACTCCCATTTTCGCATATACCATGCTCTCCGATTCCCTCATGAGGGAATCACAGCAACTTTTTCTGTGAAATAATGAAAAGTTACATTGCATTTGGGTCGTCTGTTCTCCCGAGCAGGTAATCTACAGATACATTGAAATGGTCTGCTATTTTTACAACAGATACTATTTCAGGAATCACTCCATCCCGCTCATATCTCAAAATTGAGTTCTTGCTGATGCCACATAGCTCCGCGAGAACACAGGGCTGTGTCCCTTCCTTCTCCCTCAACTTCTTCAATCTCTCCCGGAACTCGTTCAAGGGCTATCACTCCTCATGCTGTCCGCCCTCCCCGTCGTGGATGTTGCCGATGACAAAATGGCGCTTGCTCAGTTTGTACGGATGTAGTGGGGTGCTGCTTCCGCTTCCAATTCCAGTTGTGAAACATGGGATTCTGAGATCTGTGTTAAAAATAACTGGCTCTCTTGATCCGTTGTAGCTCAAAATATCACCCTCAAAAATCTTCACGCCGTTCTTGTCGGTCAGGCCGGTATACTGGCAGACCGTGGAGGGGTCAACCTCAAAGAAACCTCCGAGCATGATACCTTTTGTGGGCGGGTCTGCCCTGGCCGATACCAGCCGCGGTAGAATGTACGCTCCGGGCATAAAGTCGGCATCTTCCGGGACATCCACAATGTTTCCCTCCACCCACTCGCCGTTATCCAGCCGTTTGGCCTTGAAAAGTATTTCTCTGGTCATTGGGCACCTCCGATGATCTCGTCCAATGTGGCCCGCCTTATGCTCCTCAGCGTAGGGAACGTTTCATCAAGGTTATCAAGACTGCCCTTATAGTTGTCTTCGTCATCATACATGTAAAATGTCTGTCCCACTATATCAACGTATGCCAATGTTTTAACAACTGGATATAGCACTTTGATAGCCTTCGCCCTCTCCACCTCCTGCTCCGTCCAGCGTGGCTTGCGGGCGATGTTTTCTGGATGATTTATGAGATTGTTAAGACATTCCACAGTGGAGAATCCCCAGCAGTCATTTGATATTTCAAGCTGGAATGTCCCATATTTATTGATACGAAATCGCCCTAACGTGTTTCCTCTAATTTCAAACTTTTCTTCTGGTTCAACCCCCAGCACCTCGCAAATTCTCGGCTTGTCCATGTTGGCCTCCTCCATCATTTTCGTGCCCTCACGAAAATGGTCTATGTTGGTCTCCTTGGTTAATGTATCCTCATTTTCAGTTAATGCATCCCCACGACCAGTTAATGTATCAGTTGATGTATCCTCCACCACCTCATAGCCCATCAGGCGGGCGGCTTCGTGGGGATTTTCTTTTAGTCGTCCGCATGAGACATTTTTCCAAACCAGCTTACAGCCAGAGCTTCCTGCCCCACACGTGTCACAATGAGTTTCAAATACTTCTCCTGTCTCAGGATTCCGAAACTTCATGGGCGGCCTCCTTACATATCAGCGCGTATGCATGGTATCTATCACCCTCCCAGCGCAAATTTTCCACCAACCCAGCCAAATAGCTTGTTGCCGTTCGACTGTCCATCCAATGTTCCTCGTGCCCGAAAATAGGAGTATATTCGCTGTATGTATGCAGACCGGTCTGAATGCCTCTTGCGGACTTTGCGTAACGCTCGTTTGGCTCTAACCGCTGCAAGAACATATCTCCATCCATGACCGCAAATTGTTTCACTTTTCTTCTTCCTTCCTTTCCCACTTCCACTCCCTGCACCGCTGATCTGGAGCCGTGAAGTCTGCGCAGTGTGGGCTGTCCCCGTTACAGCACACGCTCTGGAAGTCCTCGTACCAGGCGCAGGTGGCGCAGCACTTAGTCATGGGTGGCCTCCTTTCGCTGGCCCCAACGCCAAATATAGCCATAGGCACTTTTTCTTTTCCCGTTACAGACTGCTGTTATATTTCTTCTCCGTGAAATAATTCCGCTAGATGCTTCATGAACAGACGAATATTCTCTTATAAAATTCCCATCTAAATCAAACTGAAAAATTGGCTTTCTTTTCTCGCTTTCCCTACCAGCACTTGCAGAAATATGTGTCTTATAATACTGTTTTAACGAACTTGATATTTTTTCCCGGTGGGCTTCGTTATGCGATATTCCTCTAATTTTTTCCGCTTGCTTCTTGGTTTTTCCCCCATAATTGTTGTTATATGCAACTGTACACCATTCCAAATTTTCAACAAAATTATTTGTTTTGTCTTCGTCTTTGTGGTTTACTGCCGGAAGATTGTCCGGGTTTGGAATAAATGCAGAGGCAACAATACGGTGGACATATTCCTGCTTTGTCTTCCCGTTTTTCGTTAACGGGACTGTTTTATACCCTCTGGAATGATTTGTTTGTTTTAATACTGCCCCATGTACTGGCTTATCATAAATTCTCCCATTGTCATTTACATGAATAATTCTGTCAACGCTAAACACTCTTCCAAGATTGTCCACTTCATAATACCCCTCATATCCCGGAACCGGCCTCCTGACCACAGGCACAGCGTCGATGGTGGGTAGGCTATCAAACATACGCTTCATGACGGCTCCAGTCACCCCATCACCACCAAAGCACTCTCGTGCATTATCCGCATCAACTAGTCTCATGCTCGGCCTCCCACTGTTTCTTCATGTCTTCGTATAACTCTTCCATCTTTCGATCCCACCCCTTGAGCTTCCACAGGACAAGCAGGCCAAGCGCCATCCACTCCACAGCAGCTATGATCGTCAGAATATCAGCCATCCTGCTCCCTCCGTAGTGCGGCTCTATATTTTTTAGGGCATTTGGTTGTATCTATCTTTTCAAACAACGCTCTTTCGACGTTCCATCCGTCATAAAGCCGTCGTCTTAATGCCTCTGGCGGTATGCCAATAAAATCCGCCCAAATATGTAGTGGCTTTTCAACATCTCCAACTTTAATGATGGTTGTGGTAGATTGATTATTGTTTTGTACTTTCTTTGTTGTCCAGCGACAATTCTCTGGAGAATATGGGCCATCGTTATCTATCCTATCGATTGTTAAGCCTTCCTGATATCCGTTTTTGAGCGCCCAATTTCTAAATGCTACAAAATCACTCCACTCTTCACAAACGGAAATGCCACGCCCTCCATAATGGTCATATCTTTTATCAGTTTTTCTATTGCACCTTGCCCGCATTGAACACCAAACTTCATATAATTTGGTGCCCGTTCCTCCATGCTTATACCGTCCATTCTCTTTTTTGCTTGGCATAAACTACCTTCTTTCTGAAAGTGCGACCTCGGCAGCGTTGCGGGTTAAATAGACCTCAATTTCTTTTGTTCTGGCGTGCCGTTTCTGGCAGATATCGCAATAAAAGCTATCCACGATGTACGCTTTTATTTTTCCGTCTTTGTCCGCCTGGGCCAGTTCGCGGAGGCGGTCAATGGGGCCGAGAGCACGATATTGCTCCAGCTCTTGCTTGTCCACTCTCAGACCAAATGCTTCACCTTTGAGCTGTTCGATTTCCCCCGGCTCCAAGCCAGTCTCCTCATAGGCTGCGAGGCGGTCAACGTGCGGCCCGTAATCTTCTCTTCCTTCGGCATCGATAGCTACAAACCATTTTCCACCACCATGCCCATTGTCACACCAGTATGTCAGTCTCTCCATGCTCACCCCTCCTCCGGGCCGCGCCACTTAAAGCAATCGTTCACATAAAATCCGGGGCATTCTGCGGTTTGTCCATTTTCCCCTACTGGTGGCAAATCATACTCACAAAGTCCGCAAAGGTCTATTCCTGTTGTCTCCAGCCGATATTGATTCACCACAAATGTCAGATCACTGACCGCCGCATCCCTCTCCCGCTCCACCTGCTCCCGGCTGACGGGGCGGAGGGCGGAGAGGGCCATATCAATAGCATCCCAATAAGACAGCCCATCTTCCCGGTCATCCCAGTCCGGAGTCCACCGCTGTATAGTTTTCAGGCACTCAATCGCTTCTTCCCGCGTCATGGCTTGACCTCCAATCTCTGCAATTCCTCCGCGCTCAGAATCGGCGCGCGGGTGTTCCAGGCGAGCATAACCTCATACTCAGTGTCATATCGCCCTCCATAGTCAACATCCCATCCGAACATCATTTCACATTCGTTGCAAGAAACGCTATAAACATGGTTCCTTGATGGGCGCAATAATCTTGGGCCATATGCTACAACTTCCGCTTCTCCCCCGCAGAACGGGCACGGAACCAGCACCCCCGCCTCCGTCAGCCGCTTGGCTGCCTCTTTATTGCCAAGCAGGGCTAATTTGATATCATCCATCACAGATACCTCCCCATTGTTCGGCCATCGCCTTTGCCAATCCAGGAAACGTCTTGGCTCTGTTTTTCTGACGGTCTTTCCCGCCTCGCATAAACCACGTACCGGCCTCATGGCAGCCGCACTCCGGGTCTACGATGTCTGTCGGTTCCAATGGCGGCAGACCCTTCAGCCACAGACGGGTCTTTTTCTGTACTGGATGCCCGAACATCCAGGGCTGCACCTCCTGGCTGTGCGGCGGCATTTCATAAATTCTGCTTGATACTGGATTTTCAACACAGATTTTCGGGCAGTCCGCGTCCAGAAGTTTCAGAAAAAACTCCTTTGCCTCCAAACCTTTCTGGTATCGCTCCTGATTGAGGATGCCGCCGCGAAACAGGTGCTTAGCACCAGCGTTTGACAAGTATGTACAGGGTGGAAACGCCAGAATCATATCCCACTGTATTTTCAGCAACTCCAGCGCGTCACATCTCAGATGCCACTCCGGATGCCCCCCGCTGCACGGCTCAATGTCGCAGCTGTACGCCTCATGCCCCAGCGCCCGGAACGCTTTGCAGACTTCCTGCGACTCCTCACAGGCCACCAACACCCTCATAGCTTAGCCGCCTCGTGATCACCCAGCAGGGCGCGCGTCTTATCGTCCACCGTTTGGCACCTCCTTGACTGCTTTCCATCGCTCTTTGCGGCTACACGTTCCGCCAGCCGTATCACAAATGCTCTTGGATGAGCATCGTTCACATGGCCCAGCCTTAAAAAAATCTTTCACGTACATCGCGGTGGTTGATATGCTGTATCCGGTGGCCTGGGATATCTCCTCCGGCCCATGCCCGTCCAGCGCCATGCGCTCCAGCAAATCGCGGGACGGTTTTGGCTTTTTCGCTCTGGTATGTAGGAGGCAGCCAACTCTTTTGGGGTTACAGTCCGGCAGCGGGCACTGTCCACAGATTGCCGCCTCCTCCGCGTCCCGCTCCGTAATATTGCGTTCCACGATCGGCTCCATCGCGTCCAGGCTGCGCCAGGGTGCCACCGCTCCGCTGATGCCGTAGGGGTCTGAGGTTATCACAGCTCGGTCACCTCCACCCGGATACATCCTCCGTCCCAAAGCCTATGTATGACCTGCCTATACCAGCGGTGATCGTCGTCCGGCAACAGGTATCCCTTGAGCGCGTCCACCACGGCTTTTGCAATGGCGGCGTGGTTGTCAATGTCCAGCCCGTCGTCCCATGCAAAGGTGATGGAGACCGGCCCACGTACCATCCCGCGCCTCACACGAGCCTGTTTCAGCGCGGCCAGGGTCAGCGCATGGAGCTCGTCGGCGTCCTTCTTCCGCTGCGCCCAGTGCTTGCCGGAGTAGTAGGCGTTCAGCCCAAACCGGCGGCAGAAGGCCGACTTGCCCTTCTTCGTGGGCGGGTATGGTATATCAAACCGAATCGTTCCCATGTCTAAGTATCTCCAGCGCCCAGTTCAGGGCTTCCACAATCTGGCCATGCACCTGAGCCAGTTCGGATCCGGTCTCCATAATGGCGCGATGTTTGTCTCTCAGGGCGGACAAAACATCCGCCGCCTTTTCGTCTGTCACTGATATCACCTCGCTGGTATAATCCGCCCCACCGCCCGATAGAACGCCGCGTCACATGTTCCGGTACTGGCGTGCCGGTTTTTCGCCAAAATAATTTGCATATAGTCGGGCTCCCACGGGTCGGGCCGCTCCTGGTTGTAATAGCTGTTGCAGTGTAAAAAGATTACGCCATCCGCATCCTGCTCCAGTGCCCCGGTGTCCCGCAGGTCGGAGAGCTGGGGACGCTTGTCCTGCCGCTGTGCGTTCTCCCGGTTGATCTGCGCCAGGCAGAGCAGCGGGACTTTGAGCTTCCGTGCCAACGTCTTGAGCTGCCCGGACACCTCGGTCATAGCCTCATAGCGGTTTTTAGCCCGCTCCTCTGTCCGGATCAGCCCGAAATAGTCCACCACCAGCAGCTTGAGCCCCTTAACCTTTCGGGCCATGTTGGCAATATCGTCCACGGTGGCACGGGGCTTGCGATTTGTGTAGACAGGTATCTGGGACACCTTCGAGCTCCACTCCGCCGCGCGGGCTCGCTCTTCGTCCCCAAGATTGCCCATCATAAGGGCATCGTAGGCAATCCCGGCGGCCCGCGCCAGCCGCTTGGCGGCTAACTGCTCCTCATCCATTTCCAGGGACACGAAGAGCACTGGCCCATTCTGTTTGGCTACCTGATCCGCCACGGCCAGCCCGAAGGTGGTCTTGCCCATACCGGGCCGGGCGGCCAGAATATAAAATCCGCTGTTCAACAGGCCGCCGCCCAGCAATCGGTCTAAGCTCCGGTAGCCCGTAGGGACGTAGCCGCCGGAACCGGCATCCACCCGCTCCCGGTGCCGGTAATAGGCCAGCAAAGTATCCCCGGAGGTAGCCAGTTCCCTTGCGGTGTCCTGAGCCTCAATGGCCTCCAGCTCTCGCTGTGCGGCGGAAATCAGCTCCCTAGGGGTTCCCTCCAGGGTAGACGCACGCTGCTCCAGCTCCTGGCCTAGGGCTACCAAGCTCCGCCGCATGGACGCCCGCCGGGTCTCTTCCGCGTAAATCCCGGCGTTGGCCGCCGTGTTGGTGGCCTGCATCAGCTCCAGCATGTAGGCGTCGCTGACTGCACCCCTGGCCTCCGCCCGGATGCTCACAGGATCTACCGGCTCCTCGCGCCGGTAAAGCTCAACCGCCGCCCGAAAAATCGCCCGGTTCGCCTCCAGCACGAAATCCGCCTCTGTCAGGTGCTCCAGCACCTCGGGCAGGCAGGCGTCGTCCAGCAGGATAGAGCCGCATACCGCACTCTCCGCCTCCAGCGCGTCAATCGTCATAGACCACAACCTCCTGCCCATCCTCGTCCCGCTCCAGGTGGTAGGCCCGTGGGCGGTATGTCTCCGTAGTGGCTGGCTGTTCCGCCCTTCGGCGGGCTTCCCAGGTCCGCACGGCGGCTTTCCAGTCTACAATGGGCCGCCCTGCGCCGTATTTCCACCCCCGCTCTGCGTAGAAGTCCACAAAGGCCTCCGGGTCTATGCCGCTCCCCCGTTCCTGGCAATAGGCGCGGACTTCTTCCACCGTTGGGGGGACTTTCTTTTTACCCCCTTTAGGGGGTTTTTCTTTGGGGGATGGGGGAATAGATATGGGGGGTGTGGGGGGAGAAGGAAGCGGGGAAGGGGGCATGCTATCGCTTGCTAGATTTTGCTTTAATTTGCTAGACTTTGCTATGCCGCCTTTCCGCCCGTTCTCCGCACGTTTCCGCCCTGTCTCTGTATCCTTGTCCATCTGCGCTTTCAAAATTAGATAGATTGACTTCTCAGCACCACGGGGTTCAACCGTACCTCCGCCCCTACTGTATTCCAGAAGGGACATAAGCAACCGGCCACACTCCGCTTCTCCGAGGGCCAAAATGGCGTCGGCGCAGATTATAGGGATTTTAATGTATTCCATAGGGCGGCGGCCCCCTTAAAACGGGAGCTCGCCGTCCTCGTCGGCATCCTCAAAAGGGCCGGACATCCTCGCCTTCCATGTGACTGACTTCTGCACCTCATCTTGCATCCAGGTGGGCAGCAACTTCAGGGTCTCTTCGGCGTCCTCGGCGTCCATATCAAACTGGATCGGCTCGTTTTCAAGGGGTGGCACTTCCATACCCTTCATCGGTTTGGAGATACCGGCAATCTTGGCGTAGGTGCCGCCATTCTTGCCCTCCTGGTTGACTACGGTAAGCAAACAGGGGGCGTTGATTACATTTGCCAGATTGAACCCGGCCAGCTCCTCCTGGGTAAATGGCTTACCGCGCCAGGCGTCCAGATCATGGCGCAGGGTGGACTTCTCATGGAGGGAGGCGGTGTAGGGCTTGCTGAGCCAGCGGGGCTTGTCCTCACCGTCCACCTGCACGCGCTCCGTGGGCAGCTCAAAAATAAGCCGCACCTTTTCTTGATCCTTGTTGTTAAAGTCGTTGTGCTGGATGCCCAGATCGACCACGCCCACGCAGCGGGCCGGGTAAGCTCCGGGCTCAATGGGGGCGCTGCCGCCGCCCTTGGTCTCCTTAACTGTCAAACTCATGCTGCTTATCCTCCTTATCAAATGTAATCGGGCACTCGTTCCCCATCCCGTCAAATGGATAGGGCAGGAACTCGCCGGTGAGGGCACACTGGTGGCGCTTGAGGCCCTCCCGGTATTGGATGTAGGGGCACCACTGGCAAACCGTTAGCCCATTGGGGAAATGGACGGCCACGGTGGCCGTGCCGGTGGTGTAGTAGCGCACGCAGGTCTCGCGGCTCATACGTACCGCTCCACTTCCAGCCCCATCTCCAGCGCCAACTGCTCCGGGCAGTCGCGCAGGGCCTTGTTGACCGCGGCCCGGAAGCAGTCCGGGCAGAGCCAGCGCCCCTCCCACTGGAAGCGGGCCTCGCCGTGGTAGACCTCCTGGCGGCACTTCTCACACTCGGAGACGGGGTTGTCCTGCTGCCTGTCCGGGCATGGGTTCAAATTTAACATTGACTTTTCCTCCTTCCAGCCCTAAAATAAGGGCAGATAGCTTTTGTCTTGCCGCCCTCCGGTCTCGCACACCGGGGAGCGGCGCTTTTTATTCGTAAATAACGGCCTCCGCCCGTGTAATAAAGTGATGAATGCCAGTGGAGCACTCGTTCCATCGGTTATCGTCGAAATCAGTCACCTCAACGGTTTCGCCTATGGCATAAACAAAGTTCGGATCATAATTGCTCTTTACCTGGCCGCCAGCAGGATTTCCGTTGATATCTGTGATACTCAATACCTTGGCCTTACTGGCGCGGCATTTTCGGCTAGTAGCGGAGGCCCGGCGTGCATCTGCGGGGATTTCCAACTCCACAACAAGGCCACTTGCCTTTTTATAGCCGATATAAGAGCCGGATTCCGGACATTGCAACGGATAGAACACCGTATAAATATTCCACATCATTTGATCTATAGATGCCCCGCACAGGTCGGCACGGCGCAGGTCGGCATTGCGCAGGTCGGCATTGCGCAGGTTGGCATCGCTCAGGTTGGCACCGAACAGGTCGGCATTGCACAGGTTGGCATCGCTCAGGTTGGCACCGCGCAGGTTGGCACCGAACAGGTCGGCACAGCGCAGGTCGGCACAGCGCAGGTCGGCATCGCGCAGGTCGGCATTGCTCAGGTTGGCACCGCGCAGGTTGGCACCGAACAGGTTGGCATCGCTCAGGTTGGCATCGCTCAGGTTGGCACCGAACAGGTCGGCACCGCGCAGGTCGGCACGGCTGCCGCCCTTTCCATTTAGCCAAAGGAGATGCTCCTCCAAGATCTTTTTCAAATCCATCTTATTTCCTCCTCAATGTGGGATTTCAATGACCGCCCACACATCGTCGATGCTCTTCGCGCCCTCCAGGCCGGTGATCTGGATGGTGAGCGGTCCGGTGGGCATGGGAGACGGGGTGGTGATTGCCGCCGGGGTCTCAATGGACGGTTGTTCCTGGGCGCTGATGCCCTCCACCAGCAGCACCAGAGCCAGCAGCAGGCCAAGAGACAAGACGCTGGTAATCAGATAGCGCACAGCCACACCTCCAGCCAGTTAGGCAAGCCACAGCAGAGGATAATGCAGGCGGTAAACACTACCGCGCTCACAGCTTCCCGGCGGGCACGGCGGCGCTCGTTTCGGGGACGGTTTTTCATATAGATACCGCCTCCCTGACTGTCTTCCGTTCAAATTCCTCTAGGTCTGAGGGACGATATACATAAGGCCCATACCGATTTCCGCCTAAGTTTAGAGCGGTCAAACGCCCCTCCCTCACCCACCGCTGAACTGTTGTGATTTTTACTCCGTAGCGATTTGCGACCTCTTCGGTCGTAAATCGCGGTTCCAAATTCTCCATAACGTCCTCCTTTTTGCCTCAGTCGGTGTTACGACACTGGCCGGGGCGCTTTTTGTTGTGCTCCCTTCCTTGCCGTGGTATACTGGGCGCAGAAGGGAGGTGAAAACATGAATTTCATACAACAAATCCATTTCTTCGGCCCTATCAATGTCTCCACTGCGGAAATGTTTCGGAATATGCTCTTAAACGCAA